GCCGCTCCTCCTTCCAGAAAAAAACCGCATGCAATAGCCTTGCATACGGTAGGTGCTCACCCGCTGATTTTCCATGTAAGGGACAGTATACCAGGAAATACCCCAAAGCGCAAGGAAAAGTGGGACTTATGTCCCCCGGCGGACGGAGGTCCGCCGGGGGAGCGGGTCACAGAATGATCATGGCGTCCCGTATGTTCACGGGAGACCAGATTTCCATCCCGGTAACACTTTTTTCAAAACTTCAGAAATCATGGCCTGGAGGAAAAAGCGGGCCATGTTCCACGCTTATTCGTTTGGTATTGTAGCAGGAAATTACCTGTCTGGCAAGCCCGTAGACCCGCTTATTTCGGCTCTTTTTCGTCCGGGAGTGTACGGGTATAGGCAAAAAGAGAAGGCCCCGTAGGGCCTCCCCTGTTCACCCCCGCCGGTCATAGCGGATCTCCGGCAGCCACTCATACCGCTGCTCGAACGGGATGAAGTCCTGGCTGTCGCCGCAGATGAGCTTCATGGCGGCGTCTATCTTCGCCCTGGCGTAGTCCGCCTCCGGCTTCTTCGTGAGGGCGTCGAAATACTTGTCGTAGTTCTTGCCCCAGGCGTCCAAGACCTTCTTCAGCCGCTTGTAGCCGAACACGTCCTTGCCCATGACCTCCGGGTCGTTCAGGGTCAGGATGAGCATATCGGTCATGTACTGCTGATAGGTCTGGCGGATGGCGTCATGAACCACGGTGTCCCGGACCTTCCGCCGTTCAAGGTAGCCGTTCTTTCCCACTTCTCGTCGCCTCCAAACATTTCTCGCATTTCTGGTACTCCCCCGGTAGCCACTCATCAAACAGAGTGCATTTCGGCAGCCGGCGTTCAACCGGCGCCCTTCTGCCGTGGGTGCGGTCCCGGTGCGTATGATACCGGCAGACATCATTCCCAAAGTAGTCTCCAGGGTACAGGCACTTCTGTTCCATGCCCTTCCCGCACGGGACCTCATGCTCAACCCAAATTTTCATAACCATCCTCCCTCAGACCATCCAGGAGCACATGAAGTCTCCGAAGCTGTCGAGGTCGCTCCAGTTTTGGGTGTCCGCTTCTTCTTTGGACACAGAGTTCCAGAGCTCCCGCAAGTCTTCGTCATATCCCCTGGTGTCCACATCCAGGTCGTGATGGAGGCAGTAGGCAACCCACAGGCTTCTGAGCTGCTCGGAAGCTACTTCCTCTCCGATGAAGGATTCCTCGGCAAATTTCAGCAGGAACTCGAACTCATCTCTTCTGTTCACGATTGACCACCTCTTCCCATCTTGTAGGTCTTGCTCTTCTGCTTTCCGGTCCCCTTCTTATACTCCGACACCCAGACCACCTTCCCGCTCTTGTAGTGCCGGTAATGACCCCGAACCGTGAAGATGCCGCTGGTGCTTGCATGGGACCCCCTTGGAACCGCTGAGAGCGCCCCGTTTACGCTACGGAGTATGTAGGTGGTCCTCTTGCTTTTTCGCTTTGTGGGGCGCTTGGGGCGGGATGACTTATGGACGGAGCTGGCATCCCGGGGCTCCAAATCCCGGCGGCCATAGGCCATCAGCGCCATGACGGAGCAGTAGACCGTCAACACCGCCTGGAGGTCGTCGTGGGCCACCTGCATCCGGTTCTTGGTGGAGGACCACATTCCGTCTGGCCGAAGGGTGAACCTGCAGTTCCCAAGCTGACTTCCGAACTGGCTAAGGTGAAGGCGGAGCTGATCGTCTTCACGGATGCCCTTAATACGGTAGCCGTTGTGAGGCATGACGATCTCCACCGCCTTCAGAGGGGCCGGATTGCTCCTGACTTCCTGCTGGTGCTGATCTCGCCACTTCAGCAGCTCCTCGATGTCTTCCACCGAAAGCTCCACCCTGTCCATATCAGGCCGCCTCCCTTACTCCGACGAAAATCCCGGCGTAGACCCGGCCATTGACCAGGTAGTGATAGAAGCGGTGACCCTCCGGGACATCCGAAGTGCTCAGGTTTGTAGGGTAAAGCACCAGGGGGTGGTCTCCGACTTGAACCACATACTCTCCCGCCGGAACCAGGCGCTTCATCTGCGGGGTGGGGAGTTCCGCTGACCTGGGCTTCTGGTCGAACTCCCACAGGCAGGTAGCAGATACGCCCCCGGTCGCCGGGGGCGTATCAAACAGCGAAAGCTGGCCCACGATATTCGAGCGGCTCATGCTGTCACCTTCTTCATGCAGAGGCGCCACTCCGGCCCATAGGCCATGCGGTACTCCGCCAGCAAGCGGGAGGCCTCCTGCTTCGTATCGGCCTCGTCGATGGTCTCCCAAGGGCACCCAGGGTACTTCCCACGAATCTCATACATTCCGCTCACCCTCCTCAGCAGTAAACAGGGTCTTTCCCCCGTTCCACATTCTCCCCACGGAAGCAGTGACCGCAATACTGCCAGATACCGTTCGGCCACTCGCCGCCGACCTTCTTGAAGGTGGCGTAGGTGGCCTTCCACTCCCCGGTCTCCGGGTCTTCCCGGTGGGAGTACGGCTCACCCATCTGGGCGCAGCGGGCGGTCATGCAGGCAGGCGGCAGGCAGTCCATGGCGTTGTCTACGACGGCCTGCTCGACATAATCGCCAACCTGGACCTTCTGGTAGCTGAAGGTCTCCTCGGTCCAGACCTCTTTTCCTTCGTACAGCATTACTCTTCCCTCCCCATGATGACCTTGTGTGCCTTGCAGATGCCCCGGTTCAGCCGGGGGTCGTCCACAACCTCTTGGGCCGTGAACCCGAGCGCCTCCAGGGCGTCGGTCGTGTCCCCGGTGTAGCCATACTCGTGGTTGTCCAGCTCACACAGAAACATATCGAAGATGAACCCTTCCCCGGTGGGGTCGGCGGCGATGGCCTCCTTCATCTCCCGCTTGTGGCGGTCGAAGGTCTCATGCAAGAGGGAGCGGTCCTTCTTCTGGATGAACCCGCCGGCCCCGATGCTGACGATCTTGTCGAGGTCCTTCTTGGGGCTCAGGCCCCACCCTTTCATCATCTCGTCGAACTGACTGTTGCTGAAGGCGAAGCCCAGGGGCAGGGCATTGACCTCTTTTTGCTGGCGCTCTTTGAGCTCGGCATATTTATTCACAGTTATTCCTCCTTTGGGTCGATTTCGGTTTTGGCTTTCTCTCAAAGCAGTCCTGGGTAAGTACATTTGGACTCCGGCCCGTGTCTTCATAAAGCCAACAGCAAGGGCTCGGATTGTAACCTTTGCCATCGGGGCCAACCATACGCCGGTAGAAATAGCGGCATTTGGGGCATTTCATGCTTTCTTACTCCCTCAAATTGAGCCACAGAAGTTGCCCAACTTCTTCCACAGGGCAAAGGTCTTCGGCGTCATCCTAACTTCGTCCGGGACCCCGGTGGTCAGCAGCCAGTTATGGGACAAGCTGAACAGGCGGGTGGCTGCCTCCCTCTCCTGTTCCGTGAACTCCTCCAGCCACCGGCGCCGCCGGAGGCCGGTGCCCCAGTGGGCACCGAACCGGGTCATGCAGACCAGCGCATACGGGATGTGCAGGTTGACCTCATCTCTGGTCAGGACCAGGAATGTCTCGCATCTCGCCATCTTCCAAACCTCCTCAATACTCAAAGTGTCTGGGGTCGGGCTTCACAGCGATGACGGAGCCGGAACGCCCAGTCTGCTTCATCCACTTCTTGCCTTCCCGGATGGCGGCCTCCTCGGTGCGGAAGACATCTCCGCTTCTGGTGCGGCAGAACGGATAGCACTCTCCGGTCTCCGGGTCTTCGGAGTAGTACGGATCGTCAGGGGTCGGCGTGAACAGCCACTCAAACCCCTTCTCATCGGAGCCGACACAGCCCCAGCCGGTGCTCATCATGCTTCCCTCAAACATCTCCTCTTACCTCCTCCCGACGCCATAGGCGGCGGCCAGGCCAGAAACAGCAGACCAGGCATCCTTGTACGGGACACTGGGCCTGAAGCTCGATGCCCACCGGAGGCCGGCTCCCTTGTGGTGGGAGCCGGGCCGCCGGTCATTCTCCATGACTCTGGCCATCAGGGCCATGTGCAGCTTGCGGAATCTCTTTGCGGTCATATCACTTGCCCTCCTGCTTGACCATCAGGTCATACAGCTTCGCCTTCAGCTCCATGATGGTCATGCCCTGGTCATGGACCTCAGAGTCCAGGCAGGCGACTTTAGCCTTCAGTTCGCAGACGCTACTTCTTTCGGATAGGACCTTCTGGTGCTCTTCCTCCGTTCTCCGAACCTGCTCATGCAGGGCCTCCTTGGTCTTGGAGTGCTCGGCCATCTCCGCCTTCAGCTTCGCCTGGAGCTCCTTGGCCTCTTCGTGCTCGGGATTGCTGTACTGGTTCCAGAAGCGGGTGGCGTCATCCCAATGCCAAATGCGGAACAGGATGGAATAGAAGGTGTTCTGGGTGGCGGGGCGGTTGCTGCTCACAGTCCCCTTCGGGTCCGGCTCACCGTCTCTGTTGTTGCGGCCGATGTCGTTGGCCAGGAACACCAGCTCCTCAATCGGAGCATTACCGAAGATGTCCTGGGCCCGGCAGATGTCCTCCTGAGCCAGGCTCAACCCGTTGAGCCGTACCTCTTTCACCAGCTCGGCGGCTGTCTTGATGCTGTCGTACTTACTCATGGTCTCCTCCTTAAATCCGTTCGACTTCCACGCCGGAAATGACGATGGTGTTTTCGGTTCCGCCGATGTGAAGGATGAGCTGAACATCATCTCCGTCCTCCTCATATCCGGCTACCACATACTCACGGTTGGCTTCCAGAACTTCCAGCCCCAGGTCTTCCAGGGACTCAACGAGTTCTTCCATTCTGCTGAACCATCCGAGGTTTTCGACTTGTTCTTTCATGTCAAATGCTCCTTCAAAAACTGACCAACTTGGATAAGTTTCTTACCACATTCTCATTCTAACTTACCAACTTGGTTAAGTCAAGTCAAAAACTAAAAATAGCAAAATATTTTTTGCTATCCTCAAAACACTTGATTTCATCAACTTTTGGAGAGGGTTCGGCGGGTTTTCCACGACAGGACAGCTTACCGTTTTGGGAAGGGGTCGGTCATCTCATTCTGCTCTCCGGGAGGCCGCTATAACGGCCCCAGAACTTCTTGGAGGCGTCCTTGCTCAGCGGGGATATGGAATTGTGGCCGCCATCCCAAACCTGGTAGTAGGCCAGGAAATAGGCGCCAGACTGGTCTTTGAACAGTTCCATGTAGAACTTGTCTTCCGGGTGCCCCTTGCTGGTGCAGAGGGACTCCGCTTTGCTGGTGTCATAGGTGATGCCGTCCACCATCTGGACTACCCGGGGGCTGCTGCTGTTGCCCAGGGCCGGGATTTCTGCCCCGGTGCTGCTGACCATCTTCACGGAGTAGCCAACGAAGCCCAGAGCCTTGTTCAGCTCATCGAAGGTAAGAGTGCCAGCCTTCAGGCGGCCGCTCAGGTTCTGGGGGCTCCACCCCATGTACTCGGCAAGCTCCTTCTGGGTCTTGCCTGCTTCGGTCAAGGCCGAGCGGACCATATCAGAAGCGGTCATCGGTCACCAGTCCTTCCATTACCGCCAGGGCCACCAGGTCCTTCAGGACTTTCTCCATGGCTGCCTCACGCTTGTCCTCCTGCTCCTTCAAGGCGGACTGCGCTTTGCTTGCCAGCATGGAGACCGTGCCACGGATGTTGACCAGCTTGGTGTAGTCCCTTTCGGCACTCGCCGCCATTCTCATGGCGGATGCCAGATCCTCGGCGTTGCGGCGCTCACGGTCATATCTGGTGATCCCGGTCTCCTGGTAGTTCTGGTATGCTCTCGAAGCCTTTGCCTCGTACTTCTCGACCAAGGACTCCAGTTCCAACTTACTCAGCATCGTCTTCATCCTCCTCGTACTTCTCTTCCAGCCACTCATCGAAACCCAGGGGGGAGAGTCCATAGCATCCGGTGTCGGTGTTGTCCTTGCTCCAGCTTTCCAGGTAGGCGATGTAGGCGCCCCAGCACTCTTTCTTCTGGTCGGACTTGTCCGTGTTACCCTCCTCTTCCTCATCCAGCCAAGAGACCGAGAGGGAAGAGTTGAAGAGCAAAGCGGGGCGGACGCCGTAAGAGTTGTTGGCGCTCCAGTAGTCGTAGTAGCCGTTGGAGCCCACGTACCACACGTAGTAGGCGTTGTCGGCGTACGGGGAGCGGAGCCACCGAGTCCAGACCGGCGTGGCCAGCCACCACCAGCCATCCACCTTCGGGATGATTTCCTTGTACTTCCCGTACTGCTCCAGGGTCAGCAGCGCCACGGTGCATTCGTGGTATCCGTAGACTCTGGTTCCATCGGTGGCCTTCAAATCGACCATCTGGGGAAGGGTGTCCCCGTCCTTCATGCCGTTGGACTTCAGCAAGTCCAGGTAGTCATCAAGGTCCTCCAGGATGTTGGCCTCGGACAGCCTGCTGTTGCCCATCCGGTCAAAGACCGCATTTTTCCAGATTCCTTTTCGGAGGGACAGGACGCCTCCGTCAACATGGTCCAGCACCACATACTCCTCACCGAAGACGGTGAAGGTCTCGCCGCAGGGGACTTTTCTCAGCTCAATAGATTTCATTCCAGTATGCCTTCCTTTCTTCTTCAGTGGGCCAGTTAGGGTCAAGTCCCCGGTTGGCCCGGTTTCTTTTCCAGCCACGATAGACTTTCAGGTCTCGCTCGTCGATACTGTACCCACAACCGCCAGAGGAGCGATCATGGACCAGAAGCGGCCGTGGGTATCCGGGGCGGCGGGCCCGAAGGACCTCATAGGCCCCAACCGGGGGCTCCAGGGTCCAGCCGCTCCGAACCAGGTAGTCTCTCAGGTCAGGAAGCATCCCGTGACGCAAGGTAGTTCGGTTTTTCACGAAGACACCCCTTTCGCTATTCCCACACAATCTCGTGCTTGCTTCTCAACGGATCTTTCTCGATGGCATCCGGGGCCCTTGCCCACCACTTTTCCCCGTACTCTCGTTCCATTTGAGTGCGAATTTCGTGCGATAGGTACTGACACATCGGAGACTCTTCCCACCGGTTCTCCGGCATTTCATCCGGCCATGCCGGGTGTGTTCCGCTTACATCAAAGATGCAGGTCATCCAAGGCGGGAGGCCAGGCCGTGGCCCTGAGATCGTTGTTTCCAAGGTCAGGTTCTGGCATCCGGCATTTCGAAGAATCGAAGCAGCCTGTTCTCTGAAACTCAAAGTCCCATCACAGATAATTCTGATATGGACTCGCCCGTCATCCTGGAGCTTCGCCCCCCTAAACATGGCCTCCCTGATCCAGAAGTTCTGACAGCCGTATGTCTCACCCATGGCGCTCCGCCTCCTCCTTGCTGATCCTCTCGAACTCGAGCGCCCACACCCAGGGGTTCGCCTCCCAGCCGTAGGTGGGCCGGTCCTTCGGCTTGAGGGTGCTTTCCCATACGGCCCGGAACTTTGTGTGCTCTGCATGACCATACGGTATGCCCTCTGCAATCACATCGGCGTAGCTGATGTCCTGCAACCGCTCCACCCGCACACCGGTGACCCGCAGGAAGATCCGGGCGGCCTCCCGGGGCATATGGATGGATGGACGCCAACCGAGGAAAGAGACAGGCTTTTCGTTGTCCGCCTTGTAAAGATATTGCCCGGTTTCCATCCGGCTCCAGGTCTCCCGCACCCACAGGATGTCGCCGGGCTGGTAAGGAGTTCGGATCTCCACCCACACATCCTTCCCAGGAGACCTCCACTGGCTCGGAGCGGCGCCCTGCTCCAGACATGTGACCCCTGCCGGTGGCTGCGGTTTCACCACCCGGCGGGTAACCGTTTTCCGACCTTCCAGGATGGACCGTACCATCTCCGTGTTGAAGAGCATCGGCTTAATCACTCCTGCTCACCGCCTTCCATCTTCTTCGGAACGGCGATGAACCGGCAGCACTCCGAAGCGTTGGCCGCCACATACCGCAAGGCAATCAGGGCCAACTGTGCATCATCCATGAAGGCATTAGCCATCTCTCCGCTCATTCCCATCGACCTTAGAAATACTGCTGTCGGAAATCTCAGCGATTCCAAACGATCTGCCGCCGCTTTCCACTGCTCCGGCGGGAGCGACCGCCCGAACTTAATGTCAACGATTTCAGACATCCTAACCTTCTCCTTTCAAGAATCCGTGGATGGCCCACCATCCTTCGTCCGCCTTCATCAGGACCACATCCCCTTCCCCGGCCTTCAGGTTCGCTCCGCAGAACGGGCAGATTTCGATGTGCTGGCCAGCGGGGTTTCCTTCGTCGTTCATCACCCAATACTCCGGCCTCTCTATGCAGTTCAGCCAGATGTACTTCCCAGTCGGGAGGTCCGAGCACCGGTGAAGCGCCTGTTTCCAGAGGAAGCAATACCTTGTTGCCAGCATCGTCCGAACTTCTCGGCGTCTCGGATCTCCTTCCGGTATCAGCGTTCCCATCGGGAGAGACCGCCACTGGAGAAATAGGCTTTCCATCTCTGCTTGCCTTAGTACCTGGTCCTGCATGGAGAACAAGTCCATCTGTTCCATATCAGCACCTCAAATCTGGGAGGCCATTTCCAGGCATCCGTCTTCATCCGTGATGATGGGGACACGGTGGTGGACCAGGGGGAACCGGCACTGGCAAGCATCATTGTAGGCGCAGCCGGTTGTCTCACAGTCCTGGCACAGCGACTCATAGTAGGCCGCCATCGTGGAGTGACTGACAGCCTCTTCACCATACAGCAGGAAGGAAATGCCCTTGCTGTGCCGCTCATCGAACCAGTGCCAGATCTCTTCCCGGCCGGTCCCTGCTTCCCACCCCATGAACTTCTCCTCGATGCACTCGGTTTTCGGGTTCACGGGGACATCGGCGAAGGACGCCCACATCCCCTCTAGTTCCTCATCCCGGTCCCGCAGGGCCTCGATGTCCTGGAGGCCATCCATCACCGTGCAGTAGGCGTCATACGGGATGGTGCGGTGAAGTTCATTCATGACCTCAACCGCCATCTGTTTAACATCGTTCATCCGTAGATCACCTCCCCGAACAGCGCATACTGGACGATTTCGTCGGCGCAGCCGGCGTCAATCTCGCCGCAGTCCACCACGATGGCACCGCCAGCCTCCCCCTGGACAGCTCCGTACTGATCCCCACCGGACTCCACCCAGAGCTTGAAGCCGTTCAGGAGCTTCTCCAGGTCCAGCTTGCGGTAGGCATCTTCCTCGAAGTCATAGAGCAGCAGAGTACCGCCTCTGGAAATCTGTTCGCTGGCGTACTCACCCAGGTACTCTCCGCCCTCCACCGAGGCCTCGCTGCACCAGTAATTGATTCCGCCCTCCAGGGCGCAAACCATGATGTCGTCGATGTCTTGCTGGGTGAGCTGGATGTTGAGCTCCGCCTTGACCTCAAACTTCTTCTCTTCCATGGTCTTCTTCCTCCTTCAAATTGTCTATCAGCACCTCACGCAGAGGGCTTTCCTTGTAACCGCTGCCTTTGACCGAAACCGGGGCCAGGATACCCATGCCGCCGGTCTTCTCAACCAGGTCCCTAAAGGCGGACCTTTTCTCCTCGATCAGCGGAATGTCATAGAACAGGATCTTGGTCTGACCATCTTCATTCCAGATGGCCTTCACCGTGAGAACGAGGTCTCCGTGCCGGACCTTATCTCCCGGCTTCAGTTCAGATACCTTCTTCATTCCTCTTCTCTCCTCAGCCACCGAAGGCAGCTTTCTTTGTCCGGGAACTCCTCGGTCCAGGCGTTCCCATCGCTGTTGTCGATACCGACGAACTTGTCCCCCTCCTGCAGGTAGAACAGGCCCAGGGGCTCGTATCGTCCCCCGGTCCCGTCGCAGCTATACAGGAGACGCTTTGCAGCATCCTGGTTAATCTCCGTTACCTCGAACAGACCTACGCTGCTCAAAAAGCTCATAACACTGTCCCCTTCCGGTAGTAGTCAGCAGCCTCATCGACCGTCATGCCATCGAACGCCCAAGTCATCACTTTCGAGACCTTTTGGATGGTTTCCTCATCTAAGCCAGCAGACCTCATCGCCATGATTGCGTAGCCTTTGCAGGCATCATTGTTCCACGGGCCTTCCAGATACCGAGGGTCAATCATCGTCGTCCTCCTTCCGTTCCAGGCGGCTGAACATGGTATCAATCTCCTCCTGGTCGAAGTCCTCGATGATGCCCTGCTCCTTGCAGAAGCTCAGGAAACCGTCAAACAGGTGGCGGCCCGCCCGGGCCTCTTCTTCACTCAGGCGCTCCTCGTTGTTGATGGCATCGAGGCAATCCTCCAGGTTGAGCCGGGTGTTGTGGAACCGGCAGTAACTCATATTCGCCATATCGGCATCTCCTCTCAAATCAGGCTCTCGTCGGAGCCGTCGTGGTCATAGCACAGGATAGTGGTGAACTCATCCCGCCGGCGGATCTCACGGCACTCCGCCATGAGATTCCGGCCGCTGTCCAGGCGGACCGTGTAGGTCGCCGGGCGCTTCGGGTGGTAGAGCTCGATCTTGTTCACGCTGCCCATCATCACGGTGGCCCGCATCTTCCAATCGAGCTGCTTCATCAGGTTCTTGGCTCGGCCATACCCAATAGCCATCGGTAACTCCTCCTCTCAGGCTTTCTTAGCCTGCTCGTACCACGCCTTCGCTTCTTCGTAGGTGTCGAAGTAGTCGGTGTAGTGGTCGCACGTCTTGTTCTCGGTCATGCCGTTCTCCGGCTTGGTCTCGGCCTCGACGGGGTAGATGTTGACCTTCACCCGGCCGCTGTCGAAATACTTGGTGCTCACCGCCCAGAACTTCACAGCTATCACTCCTTCTCTGCCCTCGTGACCTCCGGGGCGGGTCGTGGCGTGTGGGTCAGAACATGGACTGATAGTAGCTCCATGCCTTTCGTATCCAGTGGTGAGGTGCCATGCGCTGCTCCAGGTCGTGGGCAATCTTCAGCACTTCCTCGGGAGTCTTAGCCGCTTTCAGAGCGGCGTCAACGGCGGCTTCGTTCTCATAGTAAGCTGTCATGGACGGTGCTCACCTCTGCTTTCAATGGCGGTCATCATGGACTCCAGCTCCCGGACCATCCCGATGAGCTGTTCCCGGTCCTCATCCTTCAGCCAGTCCGTATCACGGATGGCGTCCTTCAGGTTGCGGGCGTAGGACCGCATGCCGTTCGCCTTCGGGTAGGGGCGAACCAGGACGCCCTCATCGGTTCTCATGATTTCCAGGGCGTCTCCCTCCGAGATACCCATGTCCCGGCGGATCTCACGGGGGATAACGATGCGGCCGAGGTCATCAATGCGGCGGACGATACCATGCTTCTCCATTTTCAGGTGCTCCTTTCAGTCTTCATCTTCCCAATCGGGAAGGCTGTCCAAAAATCTCTCTATGAACGGGATGTGCGGGAAAACGTAGTCGGCAATCAGGCCGCCGACGCCCAGAACCAGCAGGAATGCGGACAGCAGCCCCAGGGCCACCACCGCCTCGCCCAGCAGATCTTCCATGCCGCTCACCTCAGACCAGGTAGGGCAGCTCATACTTCACGAAGTCCGCCGCCATGCTCTCCAGCTCTGCGTCCAGGTCGTTGCACCAGGCGGACAAGTAGCCATCCCTGGCTTCCTTGTTCGACCAGTTCTTCCGGCTCAGGCCGATGCTGTCCAGGATGATGTAGCCATCATCGCCGACGCCGTAGAGGCTGCGGCCGTCATGGGTCTGCTTCCACTTGGCGTCATCGGCCAAGGTCTTCTTGTCCGCCTTCTGGATGTACTCCACGACGCAGGTGTCGAAGTTGTAGCGGAACAGCTTGCCGTTCAGCTTATAGGGATTGCTTTTCATTTCTGTCATCCTTTCTTGACTATCTCCTGCCTTCGTGTTACCATGGTGGCGGAACGGGAGGCAGGTCCCGTCCCGCCGTATGGGTTAGGCCCCCGGTACTTTGGAAGGGTTCGGGGGGCCTAACTTTTTACTTGCTGGGGGTTGCCGGCGCAGGGTAAGCGGCGATGTACTTGATGCACTCGGTCGCTTCCTGAGCCGTGTGACCGTGGGCTTCGAGCCATTCGATCAGGCGGGCCGCTTCGGTTGCGGTCATGCTATCACCGTCTTTCATGCGAGATACACCTCCTGCCAAGTGTTCACGCCCCACCTTTTCAGGCGGGGCGCTCAATAACTTACCTATCTGGTAACTTATTGTATCTTCATTCTAACTTACCGACACGGTAATGTCAAGTCAAATATTGATTTTTTCAGAATTATTTTTGCGGATAAACTCACGGCTTCATTTCATCTGTTTTCAGCGGCGCCGGGCCGTTTTCGGACAAAAAAAGAACGCCCTCCCGCATTACCAGACCGGTCACGCTATCGGTCTGCAATGTGGGAGGGCTTATTCCTCGCCTGGAGGCGTTTTAAGCGGACTTTCCGCTTTGGTAGGTAATTTGATGTCCTCGCCCCGTTGTCCGCTTGTATGTGGTTTTACGGGGCTTGTGGGACGCATTTGAGCTTACCGGTTGGGTGCCGGTGCAAACCTGCCCGGAGACAGGCCAGAAGCAGCGTCCGTGTGGGGTGGATTTTTGGGCTTTTTCGTCCGTGTGGGAAAACAGGGCTTAGAAGCCGCTTAGAGGCGCTTAGAGGGCATTTTGGCTTGGGGGGTATAAGTATATTCAGCTCCGCTAAACTCCGTTTTGCCATTTTTTGGGGTTCTGAAAATCTTAAAAAACAGCAAAAAATCAACTTTTTCTCTCTGAAAAAGTTGAAATTTGACATTTCGCACAGTTTTACATTACTTTTTCAGTACATAGCGACGAAAAAGACCCCCTCCAGGAGCTGCGAATGGGCAGCCCCCGGAGGGGGTGGTCTTTTCATATCGCCGGGCTGTCAACGGAACCTACCGGTTCCTGGGCCGGGGCGAAGTTGGTGGCTTTGGCGGTCGCATACTTGATGCCCTCCCCGTCTGCGCCGGTGTTCTCCGCTCTGGACTTGTCCACGATGCGGACGAGCACGATGGAGACCGCCGTTCCAATGGGGGTGAACACCACCGTCCAGCAGGCCAGGGCGCCGGTGTACTGGTACTTGATGCTCAGGACGGCGAGGACGAAGCCCCCGGCCAGCCCCATGATAAGCAGCAGCACCAGGAGAACGGCCAGGCAGTTCGTGAAGCCCAGGCGCTCCAGGATGGCAAGCAAGCCGCCTTTCTTCTGGGTCAGCCTCTTGCCGCCGCCCATTACGCCAGGCCGTTGTTCTTGGCGAACCGGTAAAAGAGCTGGGCTGCCTGCTCCCTGCTCAACTGGTCCTGCCACATCATGTTGGGCTGCCCGTCAGAAGTGGTCCCGTTGCCGGCAAAGAGCCCCACCTGGATGGCCCACTCACGGGCCTCCTTGGACCAGTCGCCGCAGTCGTTGTCCTGAAGACTCTGGCGGTATTTGGTCATGGCCACTGAGAACATCTCGTTGAACTTTTCCTGAGTCATGTCGTCCTCCTCGTTTTCCAAGATTTCCTGCACTTCCGCCCGGAGGGCGTCCATGCTCTTACCGTGCTTCGGGAGCCACTGGCCCATGTCGCTGTGGTTCGAGCCGTAGCCGGCCCGGTAGGACTCAGCGTGGTCGCTGATGCCGGAGGCCGGGTAGCCCAGCTTGACGATGCAGTACACGTTCCACGCCACCAGCATCTTCCACATACGGTCGAAGTACCCCTGGTTCTTCTCCACGTCGTAGGCGATCATGGTCCCGCCGGCGTAGGTGTGACCGGCGGGCTCACAGACCTCCCACTGGATTTTGGTGTTGTTCCAGGACCCCTTCTTACCGGAACCGCAGCCCCAGGGCCGTGCCTTCATGTCCAGCGTCACCAGGATGCGGCCCTCTCCCAGGTGGAAGTCGCCGAGGATGGCGTTCACCCCCCACTGTGCGCTGGTCTTGTTCATGGAGTTGAAGAAGACGTCTGCCTTGGGCTGGGCGCAGCCTACCGAATGGTTGACGCAGCCCTGGTGGTCTGAGATGACCCGGCCGGAGCGGTAGGCTCCGTTCTGGGTTGCATGGCGGATCTCCATGTGGCTCTCAACGTATGCGATACACTCCTGAACCGTCATGGTCACGCCTCCTCGATGTATTCCCGGCCCCAATAGGGCTCCCCGTCCTCCGGGGTCTTCTGTACCGCATACCAGGCCCGGCCGCCGTCCTTGCGGAACTTCGGCTCCGTGGTCTTCGCACAGAAGCCGAAGGAGCCCTCGTCCTCGTCCAGCTCGACCCGGCACATGGTCTTGGAGCACTCGGTATTCTTGGACGGGTCGCAATCATAGAAGACCACCCTCTCATGGGTGTCCGCATAGACCAGGTAGCCGTTTTCCGGGATGATGTTCCTCATTCCTTGTCACCCGCCTCAGGCTCCCCGGCGTCGGCCGTTTCCTCCTCCGGGTCCGTGGTGCTACCCTCCGTCGGCTCCTCATCGGCCGGGGGGTTCACGATTTTGGTCATATCGCAAAGGGCGTCAATCATTTCGGACAGCGCCTCGGTGTCCACGGGGTAGTTAATATACTCGGCGCTGGTCTGGACCATCGCCATGACCCATTCCTTACGGGTGGCGCCGTCGGCAAACTTGGTCTCAGCCTCTTCCATGAGGTCAACGACCAGGCCCAGCAGGTGGGTCCAGTTCTTCTCCTGGACCGCCTCTTTCACGGCCTGGTACAGCTTGACGGCCAGCGGGATGCAGGCCGCAAGGCCCGTCAGAATGGCAACGACGATACTCACGATCTGTTCTGCGTTCATGCTCTGTACTCCTTTCAGGTTTCGGGCGCGTCTTCGTCGCGCTCATTGGATGAGGATTTCAAAAAGTCGTGCTCCCGGAGCCGGTCATCGTAGACCCTGCTGATGTTTGCGATGGCGTGGACCGCCCGGTTGTTCTTGTAGTTCTCGTGATCCCGGCAATACCGCTCATAGAAGTCGATGTCTGCCAGCACGTCGATGAACTCCTCCTTCGTGTGCGGGATGTCCCGGAGCAGTTCATTGTTGAACCGAAGAATACGGGCCCGGTGCTCATCGGCGTTCCTCTCATCATCCATACGGATGTGGTCGGAGAGGTCATCCTTCACGCTCTTCAGCTCCCGGAGCACGTCTGCATTGACGGCCCGCCCGATGGCTTTTGCCAGGGCGGACCACGGATTGATCTTGATGGGGGCGAACTCCACCAGTGTCAGCAGGACCACCAGCAGGCCGCCCCCACCCAAAAAGATTTCTTTCAGACTCACATTGCGCCCCCCTCCTTACTCAACGAGGACCCATTGCCACAGGCCGGCGGTGTCGGGCGGCCATACGCAGGGGATCATGTCGCCACCTTCGGCCACCAGGTAGATGTGGCCGTTGTAGCTGAAGTAGGTCCCGGCGTGACAGTCCATGCCGTACACCCAGGGGATCGGGTCTTCCAGGGTCCCGGCGTGGCCTTCGTCGATGGGCCGGTACACAGCCAGCATCCCCTCGCCGTGAGGGGGCTGGTGCTCCTGGGGGATCACGCCGCCGGCCTGGACCACCCGGTACAGGGTGGAGCCATCCCGGAGCACAGTGTTTTCCTCCAGCTTGTTCCCGGCGGCCAGAAGGTCCTCCCAGGCCGGAAACAGATCCGGCATCTGGAGGGCCCGGGTGTCCGTGATGGTGGTCGCCGTAGCGCAGAACTCCATGACCGCGATCTGCGCCTGGGCGTTCATCGCCTCCGCCTTGGCCGCAGCCTCCTTCTTTGCCCGGATAGCCTTCACGCTATCCTGTCTCCACTTCAGAGCCATTACTGGAACCCCCCTTGAATAGAGCTGATGTAGCCGCCGGTGCCGCTGGAACCACGGGAAGCAATGACCTTAAAGTTGAACGCCCAGCCGTTGGTGGCCGTCTGGTTCTCAAACAGGTAGTTGGCCCCGTTCTTCACCTCAGAGGTGGCGTCTTCCCAGGTTGGCTCCGTGTCCTTGGCGTTGTTGGTCACGAGCACCTGGAAGTTGGCGTCCGCCGGAATGTCTCCGGTCACCGACATCGCCATGATGGTGATTTGGGCGTCAGCCTCCATGGGCTCCGTCATCGTGATGGAGCAGGCCGTCACCGACTTCGTGAAGGTGAGACTGTACTCCGAGCTCTTCCCGCCGGCGTCCTGGGCGACCATCTTCATGGTGTGCTGACCGTTCAGGAGCTGCTGGAAGTAGGTCCCCGTCACCTGGAACTGGTTCGTGGCCTCCAGCGTGGCCTCAAAGGTCCGCTTGGTGGTGGTGTCCATTTTCTCTGTCACGGTCACGGCATCGCCGTCCGCATCATCAACCTGGTAGCTGATAGAGAAGCCGGAGCTCTTCGTCCCCAAGTCGGAGCCGCTGGGGGTGTCGCAGGTGATGACCGGGGCCGTGTTGTTATCCACGGTGCGGGTCTCACTGGTGGTCCATGCGCTCTGAGCATCATAGGTGTCATAGGCGGCCACCCGGTACTGCACCGAGGTCCATCCCTTTGTGATGGTGTCCTGGAAACTCAGGGCGTTCCCCTGGAACACCTGCGTCCACTCACCAGCGGCCACCTTCCGCTGGAGGATATACCCTTCCAGGTTGTTGTCCGTGTCGGTGCTGGCCGTCCAGGTGATGGTCAGGCTCTCGCCGCCGATTACCGTCAGCGGAACCGTGATGCTGGGCGGGGCGCCGGGGGCGGTGTTGTTGATTACCGTCACCTGGTTGCTGGTCCTCCAGCCGGACTCCAGGCCCTCGCTGTCATAGGCTTTCACCCGGTACATGACCGACGGCGTTCCGAACGGGACCGAGTTGGTGGTCGAGAGGGCGCTGCCCTGGTAGATCTGGGACCACTGACTGCCGCCATCGACGGACCGCTCGACGATGTACCCTTCGAGGTTTCCTTCGGCGTCTGTGCTGGCTCCCCAGGAAACGGTGATGGTGCTTCCGCCGGAAATGCTATCGGGGATGGTGATGCTCGGGGGCGTAGTCGGAGCCGTGTTCGTCGTGATCGAGCCGTCGTCAGAGACCAAGAGTGTAGAGGGCAAGACCAAGGCGGGGCGGACGCCGTAAGAGCTGCTGGCGCCCCAGTAGTTGTAGTTGCCGCCGGAGCCCACGCCCCACACGTAGTTGGTGTTGTAGGTGCCCGGGGAGCGGAGCCACCAGCTGGTGGCGCTGCCGTTCAGCTTCGCAACACGCTTCTGCTGGGCAGAACTGTCGTTGCCAGAGAGGAAGTAGGCCAGTTTGGCGCCATCAACCGGGAAATACTGGTTGACGCTCGTGGTGAAACCCACCTCATAGCCGGACAGCAGGAAAATCTTGCAGCTCAGGCCGTTGGCCCCGGTGCGGTCGGTGCCGCCGTAGCCGCCGTTCTGGCGGTACGGGATTTTGACCTGCTTGATGGCGTTGCGGATGTCGGTGTCGTAGCGGTTAATCCAGGTGTTATTCAGGTAGGAATGGATGTCCGAGCTCTCCAGCTTGTTCACATTCCCGTCATCCCACACCCGGTTCTCTGCGATGTCCTGCCGGAGCAGCCAGGTTCCGTCACAACTGGAGTCGTAGATGGAGGACGGTTTTCCCTGGTGGACCACGATGTAGTTGACGGCGGCCCCGTTCTCCTTCAGCTTGACGATGGAGCCTACCGACTTGGTGCCAAGTGCGACACTTGCCATAGAGATACCTCCTTGCATGAAAATCACCACGGCGGATTTCCGTCGTGGTGTGAGGGTGCCGCTTCATGTGCGGCCTTTTGAGAGGCTTTCCGCCTCTGTTTGTACTCCAGCATTGCCTTCTGGGTCTTTGACAGCCTGATAGGGGCATGGCACCGAAGCTGTGTGCCGATAATTTCCGAGACCTTGGCGGCGATCTCCTGCCGGAGCGTGTAGGTGTTGCCATGGGCCGCATGAGCGTCCCAGGCGGTCCAGCTATCCAGAATTTCCTTCTTGGTGACCTTGCCGGCCGGATATTCTTTCTTCCACCACCTGATTTTTCCCTTCATCCGTTTGACGGATGAGTGGCGGAGCCTTCGGATGATTTGGCCGCTCTCCGTGATATAGGTGTGAAAACCTAAAAAGTCTACCCCGTGTCTCAGGGGGAAAATGTTGGTCTTCTCGTTGAGCTCCAGGCGGAGCCCGGCGAGGAAGGTCTCAATCTGTTTCTGACAATAACGCAGGTACTCCTTGTCTGGGTGGATGAGCAGAAAGTCGTCCATGTACCTGACGTAATACTTTATCCGAAGGCGTTCCTTCACGAAATGGTCGAACTCATCCAAGAACAGCAGGGCCAGGAGCTGGGAGGTCTGGTAGCCGAGGGGTAGCCCATCCGCACTTGCGTCGATGTAAATGCACATGAGCCGGAAAATACGGTCATCTACCACCTTCTTTCGTAGTTTCGCTTTCAGAATGTCATGGTCAATGCTGGCAAAAAAGTGCCGCACATCGCATTTCAGGACCCAGCCGTCGGTAGTATGGTTCTTCCTCCAGTAGTCGGTCATGAAGCCCTTCAGGAGATCCAAGCCGTAGTGCATCCCCTTGTCAATCTGGGAGGCGCAGTTGGCCGGAATGAAGCTCCGGGTGATGGCTTCGTAGAGCGTGTTATCTACGATAGCGTGCTGAACTACCTTGTCCACGAAAGCCGGAGCTTGGACCAACCGTTTCTTGGGCTCATAGACGTGAAAAACCTCGAACTTGCTGGGAATGTATGTGTTGGTGTTCAGGATGTAGGCCAGGCGCTCGGTGAGGATGAGGGCGTTTGCCTCATACTGGGCGGCGCTTACCTTCTTTCTCTTTCCTTTCCGGGCCGCAAGATAGGCCCGGTATAGCACCTCAAAGGTGCAGATTTCCTCAAAGGTCTTTTGCATGGGCATAAACAGGGGCGGCCCCCCGTCTCAGAGCAGCGGGCCGCCCTCTTCCTCTCAACGCCGTGGCGGTGTGCTGCCAGACGGCACCGCACAGTAGCCGGTCATCCCGTGGGACGCCCGGCATCGGCGTAATGTGTTCATCCTCGGTCTCCCGGGGGACCGGGGATAGGATATGGCCCCCTTTGATGATGGATACTCGGCTTTCAGCTATGCTTACTCGAACTCGTTCTTCCATCAGAGCGGGGCGGACGCCGTAAGAGTTGTTGGCGTTCCAGTTGTTGTAGTTGCCGTTGGAGTTCACGTTCCACACGTTGTTGGTGTTGTTGGTGTTCGGGGAGCGGAGCCACCAGTTGGTGGCGCGACGGGCCATACCCTAATACCAGGCGGGCGCCCCCGCCGAGTACCCTATTTTCGGCCGAAGACACGGCCCACCGCATTGGCGATGATGCCACCAAGGAGCTCGAACTCTTTGGTGCGCTCCTGCTGCCGCAGGCCCTTGGCTCTCTCGCTGTCCTTCTTCTTCCATGCCAGGGTCATGTACTTCACGTCGGCGATGAGCTTTGTCCAGTGGCCCATACGCTTCATGCTGATATAGCCCAGGGCTTGGCTGATCTCCACCAGCTTCAGGAGCAGGTTGCAGTCGTTCAGGGCGGCGTGGATGAGGTCGAGCCGCCGGTCATACTCCGTCTGGAAGGAGCAGTCGTTTGCGGCGTGGATATTCCTCACGATGGAGACCGCCGTCTCACGGGTGGTCTTGATGTAGGTGTGCAGGGCGCTCTTGGGGAAGCCCTGCTTGCTGTTGGCCTTCTTCATCCGGTCGATGTACTCCCGGATGAGGTCGTCCTTGGCCTCCTGCGGGAGCCCCAGGATAGTCTCCATCATCTTGATGACCTCGGAGAGCTCCAGGGTCTTGTCTCCGATGGGCTTGGTCACCACGAAGGTGTAGACCAGCAGGTCCTTGGTCTTATTCCCCAGGACATACTCTTTCTCAGCCACGGCGGCACCTCCTGTCTACGCACGGCCTGCGGGCGGCCGCAAGGTCCTCCGCCTCTCCCCGGAACACACAATAGTTCTGGACGATCAGCAGCGAAGCCGGGCGACCCGTGGGGGTCCGGCCGCAGAGAGTGAGGCCGACGCTGTGCAGGGCTTCACACGGGGGTTCCAGCTCTGCGAACAGGTTCCCTACCAGGCATGACAGCTCCTCCGGCTTCACCGAGATAACCTGTTCCATCAGAACTCAATCCTTCCCTGGGCAGCGTTGTGGACGCCCTCGACGGTCACGCCGTCGAGGTTCTGGAAGGTGATGGTGAACGGGTTGCCGCTGACGTCGGTACTATACATCAGCTCCAGCAGGGTGAGCCGGGCGTCCAGGCCGTCCATCTCGGTGTGGATGGCCGGGTGGGCATCGGCGTCGGCGTCGTGCTCGTCGATGAGCTCCTGTGCCGCCTCCAGGAACTGGGGCAGGATGGTGGTCATGCAGAACTGCTCCACATCGTCGGCCGTCATAAAGGCCAGGGCCGGGTAGGTGATGATGACCTGGACATCGGTGCTCACGTTGATGGACACCGGGTAGCGGCGGATGTCGATGGCGCCGTCGTTGTAGGCGCTCACCCACTGCGGGAAGTCTCCCAGGCAGCCGTAGTAAATCATCACTTCCTCATCCCCGTCCATGGCGAAGATACCGAACTCATTCAGCCAGAAGCCGGTGCCAAGGCCGCCGTTCAGGTCGGAACGATATTCCACCACCATTTCAACGGTGTCGCCGTTTCTCAGGGGCTGCGTGGAGGTCGCTTGGGCCACCGGAGACACCAGGTCGGTGAGGGAGGCGAGCTCCTCCGTGCTCTGGGGCTTGCCGCTGCCCACCATGACCCGGCTGATTTCCAGGGTCTCTCCGGCCAGGAGACCAGCAATCAGGGTCCTACCGGCACTCGGGATAAAAAAGCCATACTCTGCCATGTTCAATTTCCTCCTTCTTCGATTTGGATTTCCGGCAATTTGGTTTGCATGGCGGACCACATCACCGGCACTAAGGGAACGGTCGCTTTCAGGTTGTAGTCGATGTCAAGCTCCGGGAGCTGGGTGGACATGACACCTTGGAAGGCAGCGCCGCCCACCCGCAGCGTTGACTCCATGGTCGGGTTTTCCGTGGTGGCCGTCAGCTTCAGGTCAACGCCGCCCGGCCGGATTATGGGCATTTCCAGCAGGTCACGAGGGTTCGTAGCCGGGTCCAGCGGAGGGGTGGTCAGGATGATGGTGGCCGGGATCTCCGGGTCGGTGTGGTAGTACACCGGGGTCTTATTCCAAAACATCTTGATGCCCTTCATGATGGACCAGTAGGTACAGTCGTTGGTGTTCAGCAGGATTTTCCACTTCAGGAGCTTGCGGTAAAGGTCATCATCCAGCACCTCGCCCTCGTAGGACTGCTCAACCATGACACGGGCGTCGTATCTGGTGAGGACCACGATCTCGCCGATGAGGTCGAGCTGGGAGCCGGTGCAGGCGTCCAGGTCCAGCAGGTTCAGCAGGGACAGCAGAAACTCATAGACCTCCTGAAGCTGCCGGGCATAGGAAGCGACGACCACGCCGATGTTCTTCCTGCCCCTGAACTGCTCCAGGAGGTCATTGACCATTTTCTCGTAGTAGTTGAAGTTGTACTCAGTCATCCAGCGCCACCTCAATCCTGGAGGAGCTGGTCACTGCCCGCTCCCGCTGGGAGACCTCCACGCTCTTGTCCGGGTAGCTGGACGGCTGCCCTTCGGCGGCGGAGGTGGTCTGGTAGACCGAAATGTCGATGTAGCTGACGCCGGGGACCTGGGCGTAGATGTCCTTCAGGAACTGCTGCGGGATGACATCTTCCCCGGTGCCCAGGGCGTCCATGGCTTCCACGATGGCCGTCTCGACCAGCTCCGCATAGTTGGCCGGGACCAGGCTTGCCCTGGAGATGGTCAGCGTGGCCTTGAACCAGCAGTAGATATACGTCGGCCGGTTGAAGCAGACCTCGATGGTGTCATCGTCCTCCCCAGGCACATCCACCGAGACGGAGCCATAGGTGGTGATGCCCCCGGCGCTGGTGGCCAGTATCTGCTCGGCGATGTCGCTGTTGCTGCCGCCGTCCACCACCGCCTCGATACTGTGCGGGGGGCGGCCGGCCTCGTCGGTCTGGTTGGTCCTGTTCTCATAGACCTGGGCCGCCGTCACACCGGGGCAGTTGGTGAGGATGGCCGACCGGATGCTGTCCACCATGCGGGTGGACCGGTTGTAGATTTTGTCCGTGTAGCTCTGGCGGAGCTCCACGTCGGTCTCCAGCAGGCGGCCGGAGATGTAGCCGCACAGGTTGGTACAGCTCAGGAAGCCGGTGGGGGCCGTGACGATCCTCGTGATTGCCCCGTTCGGGAGGCTGACCTCTCCGGGCTCCTCGCTGGCAAAGTTGATGATGGCCGTCACGCTCTGGGTGGTCAGGTTGTCGGTCAGCAGCATGGCGTTTTCAGACTCCACATCCGCAGCCTCGATGACCAGCAGCTCATTCTCGCTGTCCAGGGTGGCAGTGAACGCCTTTACCTCATCAGCATTGATGAGGGCACCTATTCCGCCCAGGACCTCCCCAGGACCGTCGCTCTGCTTGCAAGAGTAGGAATATAGGGTGCCGTTCAAAGCGACTGTGTAGGCTTCCCCAGCCTGCAAGGAGACCACCTTTACCTTGGCCTTGTTGAAAGAGGACCTGGAGATGGTCTTTTGCTCAGAGGACAGGAACTTGATGGCTGGGTTAGTGTCCGACTCAATCAGGGTGTTGGCGTCCAGGGTGATGCCCTCCGTACACTCGCAATGGATTGGATAGTAGGTGCTGCGTGGGGGTTCTCGTGTGGTCCCGCCGAATTGGACGGCATTGTCCAAGGGGGCCCCTTCCGCCGACATCGGGGACAGGTTGTGATAGATGTCGGCTCCAAGTTCCCAGAGCTCGGCGATCTTATCGGCCATGCTGGTGTTCAGCACGTTCAGGAATGACCTTGTGTTGGCGCCCACCTGGACGCCGAAGCCCTCCGTCTGGTCGGCATTGATTTCTTCCAGTATGGTATCAAACCGTTTGATACGGAGGCCGGTGTCTGTAATTCCGTACTCAGGCACTTATAAGCACCTCCTCGCTGAAGTTTTCTCCGTCGGCTGTGCCGTCGAAGGTGATGGTTGCCACCCGGCTTTTCGAGTCGATGGAGACCTCCAGGTTCTTCACGTCGGTCATCCCATCGACTGCCATGATTTCCGTTCGTAAAATCTGCTTCACGCCCTCGATGTCCGGCTTCTTCACCATGATGCGTTCAAAATACGGCACCCCAGCCTCCGGCGTGAAGCGCCACTCTCCGAACAGCCATCGGAGGCGGATCTGCACGGCTTGGCGGACGGACTGAGTGAGTACCACGTCCCCGGTGTCGCTGATTTCCAGGTCGCCGGAGTTGTTCAGCTTCAAATCGTACATAGCTCATCCCCCTATGAAAACATCTGAGCTCCCGGAAGACACCTCCCCAGAGCCGCTATGGGCGGCCAGGGCGTCACCCACCCTCGCCGCCGGTTTCCCGTTGATGAAGACGGAGCCGCTGCCGACAGCCACCGACCCCTGGGAGCTGCCGCAGCAGCCATCCGTCTCCGTGGTGATGCTGCCGGCGGTGGCCGCTGGGAGGCCGTTGATGAACACGTCACCGGAGCACCCGGAGCTTATCTGGCCGCCGAATGGCTCCGGGCTATGTGGGGGAACATGGCCGGAGTGTTCCCCCGCCGTGGTTCCGACCACGCTGTCATTCAGTCTTGCCGCTTCTGGCATACCAGCACCTCCGTCAGTTCAGATTGACCGTGCCGCCGGTGGTCGTCAGGTCCCCGGTGATGGTCACGTTGCCGTTGATGTTCACCGCTGCGGAGTCGATTTGGACGAGGCCGCTCTGAACCTTGACCCTGGTGCCCTTTACATCAACGATGACGGCGTTGGAGTTGGTGGCCTCCGCCATGACGCTGTTGCCCTGGGCAAAGAGGCCGACGATGGCGACGGCGTTGCTCAGGTCAAACTTCAAGTCGGTCCCAGTGTCCCGGTCGTAGAGGAACTGGTCCAGGGCCTGCTCCGAGAAGACGATGAGGCACCCGTCCCCGGCCTTCACCGGGTATGCGATGGTCACGCCCTGGGCGGAGCTCTGGGGGAATACCACCGGGACGCCGGTGATTTGCGGATAGTCCACCATCTCACCCTTCGGTGTCTTGATTTTCATGGACGGGAGCACCGTGGCCTGGCAGGTGGAGCCGTCGAAGGACACCACCTTTCCGGGGACGCAGGTATGGACCTGGGTCAGCATCCCTTCCACGGTCTTCTTGGTCTGCTCTACGAACTCCCCATACTGGTTGCTCATCCCGTCACCTCCAGGACCCTCGCCTTGCATTGCCAGGCGCCGCTCAGGTTGTCGCCGTCGATTTCCAGAGAGTAGACTCTGAAGAAGCCGGTCAGGTACTTGCTCTGGACCTGCACATAGTCTCCGATGCCGATGGCACCGTTCAGGAGGTACACCAGGTCATAGCCCATCTGGGATTTGCCGGAGTCATCGGAGCTGCTGATTTGCACCCGCTCCGGGATCTCGATGAGGCCGGTCTCCGGGCTCAGGACGTAGACCTCCCGGTTCATCACGTCCCCAGGCTTTTTGATCTGGAGCACCCCGTTCTGTATGGACCACTCCAGGCCGCTCACAGCACAGGCTTTCGACAGGGCGTTTTTGGCCTGGCCGACGAAGGAAAAACCGTTCGGGATGTCGGAGAAGGTGGCGTTGTAGCTGTACGTCACTGTTAGGCCCATCTGGGCCGCCGTGTCATCCAGGATTTTTTTGGTGTTCACCTTGCCGGCATAGGACATCGAGACCCAGGTGTCCCGGACCTCCATGAGTCCATCGACAACTTCGATTTCCGTCAGCATATCGGAGCCGTCTTTCCTGGTACTGGTGTGGGAAACCGTGCCGGACAGGATGACCGGGAGCGTGTTGCCGTACCCTGCTTTCAGCAGCAGGAAGCAGTTCTCGGCCTCCAGCGTCGCTAGGTTCTGCTTGTTCAGGTTCCAAACCTGGACCTTGGCCGTGTTGCTGCTCTCCAGCTCCTGCTTCTGCACCGAGAAGCTGATGTGGAGGGAGTACGGCGTGGTGCCGCCGATTTCAAATCCAGTCGAGCCGGGCGGCCCGGCGCTCATGCGGTACTGTCTGTCGAAATTTTTCATAGCGCCTCCTTCCTGGAACGCAAAAAGGGAGCCGCCCCAGGCGACTCCCTTCTTTTGTTTCCGTCTATCTGATTTTCTGTATCTCCTGCTTCAGCAGCACAGCCTCCAGGATTATAGCGTCGAGCCGGGTCAGGATGTCGGCGTTTATGTCGGAGACACCGGCCGACGCCGGGCGAAACGTCCTGATGCCGATTTCCTTCAGGCGGGCAGCAGCTTCCCGGCCGTCCTGTTGCGGGGGATCTGCCGGAGGGGTGGCCTCCCGGCCCAGTTCGGCGGCGATCTCCAGACTGATTTGCCGGACCTGCGGGATGACTTCCGAGGTGAACCAGTCCTTCACCTCCTGCGGAGCTGGCTTTCGTTCCAGGAACTTCAGAGCGTTCTCCTCATCAAAGCAGCGGAACCGGCGGACTCCACGCTTTTTCTTGTCGATGCACTCGATTTTACGGAACACCGACTGGGCCGCATAAAGGCCGGTGTCGGCACACTGGACCACTTTCGTCGGAGCTGCATACCCGGACATGGCCGCCAGGTCGTACCCGCAGTAAAAGGCGGTCCCGTCTGGGTCGAACGTGACCCGTACCTCACGCTTCCTGTTGTCTGTGAACTTTCGGTAGAGGTTAGCCATGCAGCTCACCTCCGTAGATACGCTGTCGTAGGCTCTTGTACCGGGCCTCAAATATCTCCTTCAGGATGATGATTGCCCGCTCTGTTTGCTCCTCCTTGCCCTCCGAAAAGCTGTTGTCCACAAGGTCGATGACCGCCCCGACATCACCCATGCGGATAACATCGGTCTCAAATTCTTTTGCATTGCACACTTCCGACCATTCCTTTCGTAAATCTCCCTTGAAAGAAAACTACGGCTGTGGTACAATGACCGCAGCCGAGAGGTTTCTTTCGGTGGTGGATAAGGGACGATGCAGCTTTTGACGGGGCTGGGCATCGTCCCTTTTTTCCGTCCTGGTTACATTCTCATTCTAACTTACCATCTCGGTAACGTCAAGTCAGGTTACCGATGATATGTCGCCGAAGCAAAATGTTACCGGGACGGTCAGTAGTTCGAGCGTAGCGAGAACTACGGTACTATAAGATACGGTAAGGTATGGTATGGTAAGGTATGGTTACGGTGGATTTTCCACGGAGGTCTCCAGTCTTTTCTCCAGCGATTTCTCCACGGATATTCCAGCGGAGAAAATCACTGCTGCGCTGGCATGAACACGAACTGGGCATTTCCGTTCAAGAAGTCCTCACGGCCGATGGACTCCAACTCCGAGATGGCGCCGAAGGCACCCGCCGGAAGGTCCAGATGGCCGTATGGTAGGTTGAGGGGAAAGCTGGGAACCACCCGGACGCCCTCAATGATGGGCTGCCGGTCGCTGGTGTAGAGCCCCCACATCCACCGCTGCGGGGCGTCGAGCCAGGTGAAACGCATTTGGTATGCCGTGCCGCTGAGGACCACCCTGGAGAAGCTGTCGTTCATGTCCGGGACAGCGATGGTGATGTAATCCACGATGTCACCTCCTTACACCAGGCCGGCCGATGACGCCACGTTGTAGAGGATGGAGCCGGAGCTTTCCTTCTTCGAGCTGGAGCCGCCGCCTGAGCTGCCGGAGCTGCCAGATCCACCAGAGCCGCCGGATGAAGATGTGCTCCCGGTGCCGGTGCTGGCGGTCCCGGCGTTGGCGCCGGTGGCCCCGCTCTTTCCGTAGCTGGAAGGTATGGCGGTGGTCCTCGTTTCTGTGGTCGGGACCTCCTGCAAGCTGAGGGACACCTCTTTGTCGAAGCCCAGGTCGGTGGACTTCTTGATCTGCATCGAGGTGATGCCCATGTTGCTGAATGTTCCGCTGGGGGTGACTACCGTGAAGGTGGTCTTCTTGAAATACAGCTCCTTCAGCATGGCTTCCGTCTCTGAGACGGAGCGGGCCCTGCCCCGCCAGGTCAGCGGTGTATCGCTGATAAGCAGGGTCAGGGGCAGCTCCATGGGCTGAAGGGCGATGTTGTCGCTGACGGAGAACCCGGTCTCCACGGGGTAGCTCGGGATGTCCGCCGAGTAGGTCTGGGTCTCGTTCAGGAGGGCGGCGAACTCGATGCCCGCCACGCTCACGGGCTGGATGTTTCTTCTGGGCATGAGTATCACCTCGCATACTGCAAAGCACGGGCCAGCTCTGCGGTGGAGTCGTCTGCGGCCTTGTTCATGGCCTCGGAGGACTTCTGCTGCCCGGCCCGGTCGCCCTCGAATTTGTTGTTGATTTCCACGTTCTGGACAACGCTCTTGCTGACCTGGTTGGACCCGGTGGCAACGGCCGCCGTGGCCGGGCTGACCACGTTGGCCTTGGTCATGACGGACATATCTCCGGTGAGGGAGCTCAGGGCAGACTTGATAGCATCCTTGGCACCGAGCACCTTGTCCACGATGGAGCCAAGGATGTCGTTACTTCCGTCATCTTCTGGGGTCACGTTGACGGACATATCTCCGGTGAGGGAGCTCAGGGCGCCCTTGATTTTCTCACGGCCGGAGGTGATGCCTTTCGCCATGAGGTCGATCATGTCGGGCATATAGGTGTCGAAGTCGCTCAGGGGGCCGTCCTCCGGCTTGGAGAAGCCCAGGAAGGACTTGATTTTATCTGCTACCCCGGCAACAGCGTCGCCCACGGCGCCGATGGCGCCCTTGATGCCGTCCACAATGCCCTGGATGATGTCAGCGCCCCACCGGAGCGCCTGCTCGGGCAGGGACTTTATCCAGTCGATAGCAGCTGTGAAGCCTTCCACGATGGCGTCCTTGATGGCCGTCACTCGCTCCACCACGGCGGTCTTGATGTTGTCGAAGATGCCGGAGAAGATGCCGACGGCGGTGTCCCAGATAGACGTGATGATGGTCAGAGCACCGGAGATGATATTCTTTATCATCTCCCAGATGGCAGCGGCGATGTCCTTGATGGCCGTCCATGCTCCCTCCCAATCGCCGGTGAAGACGCTGGCAAGGAAGCTGATAATGCCTGCGATGGCGTCCAGGAACGGCTGTATCAGGGAGACCAGCGTGTTCCAGATGGTGCTGAACACCGTGATGATGGTCTCGCCCCAGGTGTTCCAGAACCGCTGCAAGGCCCCGAAGATGACCTGGGCTGCGTCGGAGAGGGCGTTCCAGAGCGTTACACACAGGGTCTTGATGCCCTCCCAGATGCGGGAAAAGGACTCCATGACGGCCTCGCCGTTCTCCTCCCACCAGGCGGACAGGGCCCCGAAGATGGTCTGTGCAGCCTGTTTGATGACCCCCCAGGCCGTGAGCAGGAACTCCTTCACGGTGCTCCACGCTTTCAGGATGGTCTGGCGGGCGTTCTCCGCCCCGATGCCGGCCTTGTCGAACAAGGAGCCGATGAGGCTGTTCTCGCCCTTCATGAAGGCGATGAAGTCCTGGACCAGCAGGGCGATGACGGCCACAACTGCGATAAGGGCCAGGACTTTAAGCCTGGCCGCCATGAGGGTCTTGTCTATCTTCTGGAGGGCTGACAGGAGGGACAGCACCTTCGGTATCGCCATGACGCCGAAGGCGGCGGCCGCCACCGTGCCGATGAGCCGGAACAGGTTTTGTGTGCCGCCCAGCTTGTCGGCCAGCCATTCCACCCTGGTCTGGACCCTTCGCAGGACGTCCATGCCCAGGGTGAACGCTTTGACCATCGTGGTCCCGATGGCCTGGGAGATGCCCAGGGACTCATCCATATCGGCGACCCACAGGCCGAACTGGTTGCGGATGTTCAGCAGGGCGTCAGAGATTTTGAAGCTCGTCCCAGCGAAGGCAGCGGCGATCTCGTCGGCGTTGTCCGTGACCGCACCGGCCAGGTCCGCCAGGGTGATTTTGCCGTCGGACACCATCTGCTCCAGTTGGTCAGAAGTGGTGCCCAGCCTCTCGTTCAGCAGAGCGATATACTCCGGGGACTGCTCCAGCAGTTGGCTTATGGTCTCGGTGTCCACCACGCCACGGGCGAAGGAGTTGTTGATGGACTCCATGAGGCCGGAAATCTGCTCGTTGGTCTTGCCGGCCGTCTTGAACAGCATGGTCACGGCGTCGTTGTAGGCGATGGCCTCATCGACGGTGCCAAAGAGCTCTGAGTTCTCCTGCACCAGCTTCGTGACCATGTTGGCCGTCTCAGCGTATGAGGTGCGGGTGCGGTTGGCGGAGTCCAGGATTTTTCGCTGGATCTCCTCTTGGTCGCCCAGGAGCTTGGTGCCCTGGGCGATCTGGTCGTTGGTGGTTCGGAACTCCTCAGAAATCTGGTTCAGGTTCACCAGGGAGAAGCCGATGCCGATGGCTCCGAGTATCTGACTGGCCTTGTCCTTCAGACTCTTGATGCCCTGCTCGGCCTTCTTCTCTGAGGTTTCGTCGATCTGGTAGCCCAGCGCAATAAACAGCTCACGGAGGGTCAACGGCTACCACCTCCCTCCGCTCTCAATTCTTCCAGGTGGCCGGCCTCCACGTCGTTCTCCATCTGGTAGAGGGCGTAGAGCTTCAGGGCCTCATCGAGGGTGTAGCTCTCCTTCAGCTCCGTCATGGTGGCCAGCCGAGCCTTGATGAGGATATACATCCTCATCTCCAGCTCCGTGAACTGCGTCAGGTCAAGGGTGCCGAATTTTGCGTAGTCTGGGCTTTCTGGAACAGTTCGCCGACCAGACCAAATCGGGCGGCGAGCTTCTTGAAAAAACCGCTGAAGTTAATCTGGATGACGTACCACATGAGCACGAACATATCCTCGACCTCGCCGCAGAAAAGCTCGTCGGCCAGGTCCTTGGTCAGCAGCTTCGCCTTGTCGATGTCCGGGCCCTCCACCGAGATGTTCTTGTTCTCGATGAGCAGCTTCATACTCAGGCGCTCCAGCTTGTCGCCGGAAAGCCCAGAAAAGGCCCCCTGCATAGAGGGGGCCATATCTGCTACATCCGTGTCCAGGACCTTGCCGTCCGGGGCCCCGACTGCCTTGACCACCAGGGGGGCGAGAGATGCCAGGATGGGCGTGGCCACGTTTGCGAGGTCGCCGGTCATGTTGGCGGCGGTGAAGGCCGAGAAGGGCCGGATGTAGAAGGTGTACTCACCGATTTCTTTGGTAACAGGGGTCAAACGCTTCATGACTTTGCCTCACTTTCTTATTCTTCCAGGGTGGCCTCGCCGGTGTGGATCTCCCACTCACGGGTGCCGGCCGCCTTGCCGAAGCCACGGGTTGCGGGCTTGGGGACCCACGCCTCATCAGCGGAGAACAGCATACCGCCCTTCATGTCCTGGATCATCAGGGACTCGATGGCGTCGCCGGTCTGCTGGTCCCGGTTATACATCTCCTGGAAGTAGCTGTTGCTCTCGCTCATCTGGTCCAGGGTAACTTTGACCGCAAAGGTGCGGTCGGGGCTGATAGAGCGAGTGACCTCGCCGTCGGCGCCGATTTTCTTGGTGGTGCCGTCGCCGCTGGGCTCGATGCTGACGAAGCTGTCCTCGGCGTAGCCGGTGACGATGTGGGTTCCGATGGCGATGTTGACTTCCTTCGGGTTGTAGGTCTTAACCTTTCCTGCCATGCTTCACACCTCCTCAGTAGGAATAGACCAGGGAGCCGTTGACGTTGACGACGTGGATGGCCCCGGCCAGGATGGCGGAGAAAGTGCAGTCCTCCAGGATGCGGGACTTGCGCTGGGTATCGCTCAGGTCGGCAGCCAGGGGGACCGAGGTGGTGAAGCCGGGGATGAGCTCGTCGTCGCTGTTGTACTGGTCCTCGGCGATACCGCCCCGGCGGGTGCCCTCCTTCAGGCTGGCGATCATCTGGTTCCGCACCAGGCCGATGCCCTTGTCGGTGTACGGCACCTTGGGCCGCTTCACCAGCAGGTTCAGGATGCGGAGCTGCATATCGTTCTTCAGCCAGTCACGGAAGCGGATGACGTCGATCCACTCACCGGCCCGGACCTTGCCGCCCTGCACCAGCCCGGTATCGCCCACCTGGATGTAGTAGCTGGCGGGGTCCTTGTCGATGGTGTCGATTTCCGTGTCGGTGAACTTGGACACGGACACGGAGGCCAGGGACTTATTCACCCAGGTCTCAGAGCCTGCGTCATAGGACAGGAAGCGCACGGCCATGGCGACGTGCTTGTAGGGGTCCCCGGAGCCGGCGTCATCGCCGTAGCAGATGCCGAAGGTCCGGTAGTAGGTGTTGGTCACGGGGTTGTCGGCCGGGTCTGCGTAGGCATACCCGAACATCTTCTCACGGGCCTCGGTCCACTCGGCCATATCCTCCAGGTCCTCCTCCGGGATGCCGGCGGCCAGGGCCACATACCAGCCGTTCTCGGACTCGGCCCGGCTGAGGGTGGCGGTGGGGGCCTCCAGGGTGCTGCCCTCCGTGGTCTTCTGGACGGCGATGTAGATTTTCTGGGGCTTGACCGACTGGCTGAAGGCGATGCGGGCGGCGATGCCGACCGGATCTGCGCTGTCCCCCTCGGAGACCCAGCCCATCTCGTTGACGGCGGACAGGCTGGTGTAGACGCCGACATCCGGGATGGTCACTTCCTCCAGCGGGGTCTTAGGAGCCGGACCGACGATAAGGATGTTGTCGAAGCTGGCGCCGCTGGACACAACGGTCTGGAGCTCGATGGTGATGTTGACAATCCTATCGAGGTTGCTCATTTGCTTATCACTCCTTCGTTTCTTCGATTTCGACCTGTGTGAAGTAGCCGACCGTCTTCTCGGCGATCTCGGCGGTGCGGCCGCCGCTGTCGGTCTCTGCCCACTCAGGCTCAATGTGGGGCGGGAGCACCTGGCCGGGGTGTTCGGGGTCCGGTTCGTCCACCTTGACGCTGGACTCATCCAGGATGCCGCCGTAGCCGACGGTGGCCATGGTGAAGTTCACGTCGAACTCGACCATGGCCCGGTACTCATAGCTCGTGTCGTTGATGATGGTGGAGACATCCTGGACGGGCCCCGCCGTCAGGATGGTGAGGTCATGCCTCCCGAACTCAGTGACCATCAGCTTCGAGGTCATGTAGTTCACATAGTCGGTCAGGTCTCCGACCGCCGTGTTCTCCATTCCCCCGTTGGAGAGCTGGTGCCCGTTGGTAAAGAGCTGGACCTCCAGCTTCATGGACGCCGGGTAGTAGTCGCAGGGCTCCCCATCGTAGGTCGCTTCGTTGGGGAAGGTGTTGACCTGGAGGGACCCGAACTTCATGGTCACCATGGGCTTGGTCTTCTTGACCTGCTTCGTGTTCGCCATGGTGACGGTGGCGTTGGCGAAGTAGCTGACCGTGGCGTCGTAGATGATGCTCCGGGCGTCGTTGTAGGTCACGGGCCCACCTCCACTTCCGGGGGCGTCGTGGTGGGACCAGGGGGAACCACCACGAACTCCGACTCGTAATGGGACAGTATCGTGTGGTCCCAGAGCTGACAGGACTTGCACTCGTACCACCGGCCATGATAGTACAGCCAGTCTCCGGGGGTGCCGGAAGCCTCATCTGCTGTGTTGAATTTGGTGCTGCCGATGGACTTGATGTGCAGAACGGTCCTCTCGCCTTCAGGAAGTGCCTGCAAATCGTCCGAGGACAACGGCTGGACATCTTCCATGGCTACCACGAAATCCTCGTGTGGGGCGCCTGAGACGCCCTTCTCGACCGTTTCATCTCCGAAGCGGCGGACGATGTAATCCTTCTTGAAAAAGCTGAACAGCATCAGTTCCTCCCCTTTCTGTCGATGATGGTCGTGACTGACTGCCTCATGTGGCCGGTGTCTATCAGGGGCTTGTCGGAGCCCTTCTTCTTCACGGTGCTGGGGGCGTTGGCCGGGAAGTTCCCGTCCTTGATGGTCTCCTGCACCAGGCCCTTCATGAACACGGCCGTCTTCTTCAGGACTTCTTCAGCCGTCGTCCTGCCGGCCAGCAGGGCTTTGAGCTGGGCCTGGCAGAAGGCGTTTATCTTGTCCTTGTTGTTGTCCACGCTCTGGCGGAGAAAAGGACGGCTCGGGGCCGTAGCGGTCCCGAGCTCGTTCCATAGGGCAACGTCGAGCAGGTCCACGGAGGAGTCCACCACGGACTCCCCCTCCCGTTCCTTGGCCGGGGTCCCGCTCTGGAAGCCGACGTAGGCAGCCAGCTCCTTCAGCTTATCCAGCTCCGCCATGAGCTTTCTCCCCTCCGGGGTCATGCGGTCTATGACGGCCATCAGCGTTCACCTGCCGATGTGATGGGCATGATGAGCAGCCGCCGCAGGTTCAGGAACTCCAGGCCGTAGGGCGTCAGGGCGTACCAGCTATCGGTGCCGGTGTTGATGTTGGCCGTGTTGAAGGACACATTCACGCTGGCCTCGGCTACGCTGGCAAGCTGGAAGCCGGCGGCGGCCCCCCCTTCGCCGGAGGAGCCGCCGACGACCGACACACCGAGCCCGGACAGCTTCATGCGGTGGGCCGCAAGAAGGGCCAGGGCCTGGTCATAGAGTTTTCCGAAGCGGGACTTGCTCACCAGGGGGACGCAGAGCTCCAGGAACTTCTGGACCTGCTCATCACTGACAGCCTTGAACTCCGGTGCGATGGTCCGCAGGATGTCCAGAGCCTTGCTGCCGTCCATGACTTAGCCCTCCTGCAGCTTCTCGATGAGCTTCTTCTGGAGGGTGGGGATGGTGTCGCCTTCCTCCACCTCGATGCCCTGCTCGGCACAGGCGGCGTCCAGCTCACCACGGTTCAGCTTCTTGATTGCCCGGACCTGCTCCTCGATGGCGGCCACCCGGTCGGCCGCTTCCTGGGCCGCCCGAGCTGCGGCTTCCTTGGCGGCACGAGCGGCGGCCTCCTCCCTGGCGACGGCCTCAGCAGCGTCGTCTCTCAGGGTGGTCTCGGCCACCGCCTTGGAACAAAAGGGCTGGTCGCAGGACAGGGTGCCACGCTCAATCAGGAAGCCCACCACGGGGTTCCCCTCATAGGACTTGGGCAGGGGTGCGGTCATGCCGGGCAGCAGAGCCAGCTCACCGATGTTGACGATCTTCTTGCCGTTGTTGGTGACGTTCATACTCGACTCCTCCTCAGTTCTCGGACACGCCGACCGCAATCAGGGCGGACAGCGGGTAGTAAATCATGGCGCCGACCACACGGGACTCGCAGGGGATGATGGTCTCCAGCTTCTCATACTGGAGGGGGTGCTGGTAGAAGGGCATCGGGATCTCGATGGCCAGCTTCTCGGGGTCCTTGGTGTAGAGCAGGGCCACGCCCTTGCCGCCGGTGGACGCCTTGGCGTAGGGGTTGGTGTCGGTGGCGTTGGCGTTCAGCTCGGCACACTGAACGATGTCCTTGATGCCGGGCAGGTTCTCCTTCAGGAAGGTCAGGATGGTGATGTTGGTGTCAGGGATGCGCTTGGTCGCCAGGGCGATGTAGGTATCGCTGGGCAGCGCCAGGTAGTCGGGGTGCTCCACGTTCATGGTGGTGGCGTTCACCTGCTGGAGCATGGAGCTGATGTCCGCCAGGATCTCGTCGGCGGTCTTGTCCTTCCAGGAGGTGTCCCCGTTGTCGTTGGCCTGGATGGTGAACACCGGGATGTCGTTGTTCTCGTCCAGGACGCCGGGCAGCTTGGCGGTGGCGTCGCCCTTCCAGGCGATGATGTTGGTCAGGCGGTCAATCTGGTAGCGGGCGGTCTCAGCCTTCCGCACATCCAGGGACTTGCCGGCCATACGGGAGGCCCGCATTTCCTGGACGGAGTAGCCATAGCTGTCGCCGATGGACTTCACGGGGACGGTGGTGGGCTCACCCTTCACATCCACACGGGGCAGGTCGGTGGCGTAGTTGCTGATAATCTTCGCCATGCCGGTCTTGTCGTAGGAGTAGTAGGTGACGGTCTCAGCGCCCTCGGGGACCTCGTGGGTCACAGGGAACAGGGTCAGGGCGGTGAACTCGGGGTACAGACGGTCGTAGGTCTGGGACTTGATGTAGTCCAGCTCACGGGCGAAGAAGACGGCGGCGTCCTCCGCAGAGTCGAACCGCAGGGCGGGGTTCTCGCTCAGAGTGACCGGGATGTTGCTGCGGCGCAGAGCGTCGTAGTCGGCCTGGTCATAGGTGGCGGAGGGCATATTGGCGTCATATCTCATTCTCATGGTTCAAATACCTCCATTCTTTATCAGGCTCCGGTGCTGTCGGTGCCGGGCTTCCACTTGCTGTCGGTGCCGCTGTACTTCAGCACCTGGCCGTCGGTGGCCGGGGTGGTCAGGTCCACATCGCTCAGGTCGCCCAGGGAGGTGGCGCCACCGCCGCCGGAGTCGGAAGCTGCGGCGCTCTGGTAGAACAGCTCCACCGGGGCCACGTCGCCGGTCCCCTTCTCGCCGATGAAGCGGCCGGGGACCTCGATGGTGTCAGCCCCGGAGGTCTTGGTGAAGGCACCGGCGTTCTCGCCGGTGATGATGAGGTACAGCTTGTCGCCGTAGGCAGGGGCGTCGGTGGGCTTGATGCGGGCCCAAATCTTGCCGTACTGGAGCACACCGATGGCGGCACCGGGAGAGATGAAGACAGCGCCCTCGCTGTTCATCTCGTTGGTGTAGCCGTTCACGGTGATGCCCTCAAACTTGATGGCGGTGGCACCGGTGGCCGGGATTTTGATGTCGGAGCCAGGGGCGGAGCCCTGGACGACGCCCAGGCCGAACTTCATGGTCAGCCCGGTCTCGGCATTGATGCGGGTGTTTACGGCGTGGGCAGACAGGTCATAGAGAGCACCTGCGGCACCACGGGGGGTCGCCTGAGAGTAGGTAGTCTGAGCACTCATTACTTGTTACCTCCATTTCCCATGTTGTCGATCATGCGCTGACGGGCAGCCTTGGCCCCGGCGGGCTTGGACCCGGCGCCGTCAGCCCGGCGGGTCCCGTTCATCATCTGGGCCCGCTGGTAATTGGTGTCCTTGCGGGCGTTCATGGTGTCCTTGGCCAGGTCGAAGGCGGCCTTGATGTAGGCGGGGCTCTTGCCGTCCAGGCGCATGGTGGGGTTGACAGCCTTGATGATGGCCTTCTGAGCATCCAGGACGCCCATGGTCTCGATGCCGTCCAGGTGCAGCTTGTCGCCCAGGCGGACCAGCTCGATGCGGGTACGGAAGATGGCGTCCGCAGCATCGGCATTGATGGCGGAGCCCTTGTCGTCGCCGTCGGTGCAGTTGTCATCGCCGTCCTTGGCGGTGGTGTCCTCACCGTCGGCCTTGGGAGCGCCCTCACCGGCGGCGGAGTCGAAGTCCTGCTTGGCCTTCATGCCCTCGATGACATCCAGCAGGGTGCAGATGTCCTCATCCTGCTGGGCGATGACGCCCATGGCCTTGTCCACCGCCACCCGGGCCGCCCCCTCACGAGTCTCATTCTTAATGTGGTGCAGCAGAGCCAGCTCCGGCCACCTGGACCGGACCGCGGGCTGCTGGGACCACTTGATCACCGCTTGCTGATGTTTTGCCTCTGACACGCTCACGCACTCCTCCGCCCCTTCTTCGGCCCATTGAACAGCCGGTTCATGATCTGACTGGCCTCTCCCTTGGTCAGCCCGGTGACATCGAAGCCCCTGCACCGCTTCTGGATGATCTCCAGCTGCTTTTGGGTGGCCGGGGCCCTTCCCCACCTCCGGACCGTGTCCAGGTCCCACAGATACCGGCTGTCCTCATAGCGGTCCCGGAGCAACCGGTACGCCTGGTCCAGTGCCTTCTGCATCGGGATCCGGCCGCCGGCTGTCTCCACCATGCCCAGGGCGTCCGGGCAGGGGATGGTGAGGGTCTGCCGGTCCTTCAGGGAGACCACCAGGGCCCCGTCCGGCATCTTGAACCAGTTGACGCCGTGGGTCTGGTACTTCTGCTCCTGGGCCCAGAGGTCTACCAGATGGACATTCCTGATCCAGCTCTCCGGTGTGTCCGTGGCGGCCGCCACCCGGTCTGGCAGTTCAAAGAGCATACCCTCGATCTCGTCCCGCTTTCGCGCCGGCACAGTCTCCATGTCGATGCCCAGCAGGGAGGGGGCCGTGCAGGGGGAGGCCCGTCCGGTGACGCCCACGCAGTCGATGAGCTCCAGCCGTTCCTTGCCAGGGTAGAGCCGCAAGCCCCGGCCCACCATCTGGGCATACAGGGCCTCGGACTGGGTGGGCCGGGCCACGATGACCGTCTCCACCCGGGGGATATCAGTCCCCTCAGTAAAGACCATACAGTTGACGATGCAGGGAATCTCGCCGGCGGTGAAAGCCTGTATGATGGCCGGGCGGTCCCGGGTCTCCCCGGTGACCGCCACGGCGCCAGGGATCTTCCCGGCGATCTCCCGGGCCTGTTTGACACTGACAGCAAAGATCAGGGTGGCGCCCACGGCCATCTCCCGGTACGCCTGGGCAATGGCGTCCGCTGTGCCCTCCATGGCCTCCTCCAGCTCCCCCGGTGCGTAGTCGCCCCGCCGGGTGTGGACAGCGGACAGGTCAAAGCCGATGTCTACCCTCCGGCAGTGGATGTCGCAGAGGTATCCGTTTTGGATTCCCCAGCGAAGGTCCCGCTGAAAGATGATGTCCTGAAACACATCATCCAGTCGTACCTTGTCCCCCCGGTTGGGGGTGGCGGTAAACCCGATAAGCTTCTCCGGCCGGAAGTGGTCAAAGACTGCCCGGTAGGTCCGGGCCGCCGCGTGGTGGGCCTCGTCGCAGATGATGAGCCCGAAGTCCTCCGGCCCGAAGCGGTCCAGCCTCCGCACCAGGGACTGCACGCTGGCCGAGACCACCTCCTCACCGTGGCTGTGGTCCTTCGCCCGCTCTATGCCGTAGGAGCAGGAAAAGTACTTCCTGGGCTGCTCCACCAGCTCCTCTCGGTGGCTGAGGATCAACATCCGCTCTCCGTGCCGGGGGAGGTTGGCGAAGGTGACAGTCTTCCCCATCCCTGTGGCCATCTGCACCAGGTAGGCGCCGGAATCCTGGGCCTCGATGGTGTCGATGCACTCCTGCTGATAGGGTCTCAATTCCAATCTGTTCTCCTCCTTTCGTGCCACTAGTTCCACCTTGTTACATATATGGTGTAACGCTGTAAGCGTTGTGTATCAATCGATTCGCGGATTTGTGCCACCGTTACACCATTTTTTCGTTTTTCTTATATGGATGAAAATGAAAACGTATTTTCGAGGAGATTCAAACAAACAAATATTTTCTATATAGGATATCGTTTTTCGGTGGAACACGTGGCACAGTGGCACACTATAAGGGAAGTTCATCCCCGATTCCGTCTTCTGGACAATGCTTATCCTTCGGAGCGAAAAGCCAAACACAACGAACCGGCTTACCTAGAATGCGGTGGTTGATGGTGCTTTTTCCATCCTTGCCTATACGGATCGTCCCGTTTTGCCTGGCCCAGCCCAAAAAAGATTCTGCATTAAACCCGTTTTGATTTAGTAGTTTGTCAAACTGTGATTTGATGATGTAAATGAAATCCTCGTCAGAATCTCCCCACACTTCTACCGATCTGTCAGCCGCCCGTTCCGGTGAAAAGTGGGAGACGTTGACAGAAAACTGGTCATATAAAAATTCTAATGCGCGCCGGTTTTGGTCCATTCTCGTCTTTGTCACCAGGAACGGTTCCAGATCATCCGCAGTCAGACAGTTACCGTCGTGGAATATCCATTCCTCTGCCAGCGTGTCTGCCGCTAAGATCAGCGCTGCCGAAGCCGACTGCTTATCCGCTACGTCTCCTTTTGCGGAGAGCTGTGCAGCAAAGTCATCCTGCAAAGCAATGGCTTTTTCTATATTGCCGGCTTTTTGGAGCATGGAGATAAATTCTTTCCCGGCGAACCCATAGTTTTTCTGGAAAAAGCGGGCCACTTCCTTTGCGTTTCCAATACAATTGTAGGAAAACAGTTTGGTGTCCCTACAAAAAATTTCTATTGTCCGATTCACGGCGCCGGCGGCTGTATTGTTGTCGATCAGCGGGTTTTCCCCTGTGGTCATGATGCAATTGCGCCAAGTTCCCGTCTTTTGTAGCCCGCCCGACTTTTTGCCCCGAGTACGGCCTACACCCTCTGCCAGCTCGTAGATCATCTGCTGGAATTTAGAGCGGTTGTTCTCCACCATCTGCAATTCATCCAACATCAACGGCAGGGAATTGAGGAAAGTGGCTCCCATTTCTTTCCCAACGCCTGTGGCGTTAAAGCTCTGTATAAAACGTCCGATTTCTGGATTTGCCCATACGGAGGCCGCCATCATCAGCCCCACGCTCTTACCAACCTCACTACCCCCCCATAGGTGTAGGAAAAAAGGAAGGCAGGAGCAGGGCTTTACAAGTACGCTGGAAAAGCTTGTTGCCAGAACGATTCTTGTGACGACTCCTTCTGTGCTTCGGATGGAGCGGCAGG